TTAAGCATGTCCACCCGGTCGTGATAGGTAGATGCAGCTGCTTGTAATTGTGCAACAGCAACATCTCTATCTGCTTTTGACAGAGCTGTAATCTGGGCTACCTTAGCATCACTTGCCTTATCAAAGTAACCTAGAATAGTTTTAACTATTCCATTTAAGTTACCAGTAAGAGCTTGCCAGATAATAGACCAGAACATTACTTTCCCTCTAATTTAAGAGAACGGAGTCTAGAAGCTATGGTAAGACAGCCTATGATTGCTAAACCTAATCCTACATAAGCAGGGAAGTTCATTCTATCCATTGCAATCTTAACACCATCATCAGTTACCAGATCAGAGAACATCTGCCACAGTTCATGGAAACTTATTAAGATAAGACCTACTAAGATCTTAACGTACCCCCAACCTACTGTAAGAGAATGAAGAGACCATCTCTTAATTGTCTGAGGAACTATAGGTTCTAAAGCATCTATAACGGGAGTAATTACAGCCTTAACGACTGCTATCTTAGGTTCTTTCTTAGACTCTAAGTATTTATCTAACGCTGAACCTATTTCAGGTTTTTGTGATTTCACGGACTATTGCTAACTTAAAGCCTAGTTCCCTGGTTATATACCCAACCGCAAAGCCACCTAAGAATATCAATCCTCCGGTAACTACCCATACTACAATCATTTCCATTGTTTATATACCCTTATTCCTATCCATGCTGCTAAGGCAACTCCAAGTGTTCCAAATATATACCATCCCCAATGTTGACCTGGAGGAGCTTGCGTAGCCAACAAAGCACCCCCTAAAACTACAGAGGCTGCTGCTACTGGAGCAGCTGCTTTAGAAGGGGTCTCAGAGGTCTTAGGAACCTCACTGGTGAGTTTTATTGTATTAGGTGACCATCTGAACCCATCATTAATAGAAGGATCTAATTTCATCATTCTTGCGAGTAATGCAGCGCAACCATTCTGAGAATCAACAGTAGTAGGACTATATACACCATCAGCTATATACTTACCCATTTTATACTGATTAGTCTTAGACCATATATATGGAGAAGGCTTACCCCTACGATAGTAACCTAGACCATTATATTCCTCTAGTTTTGCTAGAGTATTGCCTATTGACCAATCTTCATTACGTGCAATATACGGAGGAGAATTCTTTAGAGCATTAATAGCTGCAGCTTCCCAAGAACTAAATGGTCCTTGTCCTCTAGGTATATGTACTGAACGTCTATTCCAAGGATCACCTTGTGCAAGATTAGCATTCCATCTTTGAGACGCTTCTCGTTCATGGATTACAGCTATTACTGGCCAAGGCACACCAGTTTTAGCAGATACTTTGAAATAGGTATCTTTAGCAACAACAAGCCTTCTAGCAACTCTATCTAGACCAATGATTGCATTACTGTTAACAACCATTGCATTCCAACGACGGTCATTCGCTGTTTTTAAGTCTGCCATAAATTTCCTTTCTTATTGATATACTCGAACCCAATCTACAGCCATAGGCCAAGATTGAGGTTGATCTATGAAAGTCCCTGCTCCACCTCCTAAAAGTATTAAAAATTGTGAGGTATCAAATGTAGAATATGTAGCAGCAGGAGCATACGTTATTAGAGAACCGACTTTACATTGTCCATCTTGAAATATAAGTCTTCCTCCTAAATTATTTGCATCGGCCTGACCAGTAGGCCAGTGAACCCCTGCACATCTGGTAAATATTCCAGTTATGGTCGGAAGAGGATCTTGTCCGATATCATCTAAAGATGTTATATTTGGAGCATCGCCCGGGCCTTCATTCCTAAAAGTAGGATAAATTCCTCCGCCAGCTACAGTAGATGTTAATATAACTGAAGGTACAAATTGAGTGAATTCATGCATATTGGATGGCCAAGTATTTCTCGTTGCACCTGGAGCTACCGCTTCCATAAAATCAGTTTCACATCCAAAGTTATTCCCATTAAGACCATCAAATGATAGCGACCAAAAACATGGAACACCACGTGCAGGAGTACCTACAAGTGGTCCAGTGTACCACCCTCCTGACCCTCCATTAGTTAATTCATCAGCTACACGTTGTTGAAAAGTAAAAGAACTTTCACAAATAAAAGGAGGCTGCATCATAAAACCAGTAAATTGAGTAGCATCTCCTAATTTAGTACAAGCAGATGCCATGGTTATATTACCTCCCATGGTCGCAGCATATAATTGACATACAGAATTGCGAACATCAATGTAACTAGTAGGAGTTGTAGGAGCGTTAAAGACTAAAGATCCTCCTAAAGACAGAGGCCACTTCTGATGTATATACCAATTAAAACCTGGTTGCTGAGTATCTGCTAAATCTATTGTACCAGAACTATTAAAGTCATCTGAGAAAGTAGTCCCCCAGTTGTGTGTCCACATAAACTTAGGAAGAACACTAGCCCAGAATAGATTTATTCCGGATGTAGCAACCCCAGTATAAGTGGTACTTCTAGCCGAAGCACCTGCTCCATCATCCATTAGAATTTCAGCAGTAAAAGTTCCATCTGGAGAACCTAAGTATCTGACATCAAGCTGACACAAATAATACCCATTGCCTACAGCAGTCATGCTACTGCATGTACCTACATTAGGCCATGCCTTAACATTAGCTCCCTCTACAACATCGAAATTAGTAGTTCCTCCTGACAAATCAAAATTAGAAGAAGTATTGTCTAGACTTGAATCTTTAACAGACAAAACCATTCGAGTTCGTTCTGCTGCTTTAGCAATAACAGAAAAACGTAGAGGAAGGCCAGTCAATCCATTATTACCTCCTACAGATATATTTGTTGCAGTTATTCCATGAATAAGAGCAGAAGTATCCTCCAACATATGCTGAGCTCTTAGTGTTCCGTCTGGTCCAGGAATTCCATTAACAATAGGCGTTGTTGTATTAAGACCTGTTGACTGCCAACATCCAAATATCTCTACCCCAGCTGATAATAAACGTCTTGGTTTGAAATTGGTCGGTTGACCAGGATCTACTGGAGTAATCGTTGCCAAAGGTATTTGAGGAGGTGAAAAGTGTGGTTGAGGATTCAGTAAAGTAAACTGACTAGGAATTACTTTACCACCTAGAATACTTGCAATAGAAGCCATTATTGAAGAGCCTGTACATGATAGAAAGATATGCCACTAATTCTCTTGAATGTTACTGCAAACATATGTCCAACAGTAGTAGTTGTAGGATCACCCGTTCCACCGACAGCTACAGTAAACCCTACGAAAGAATACGTTCCTGCTCCGACACCATTAACGAAAAGATAAGTACATTCTCCATCTGATGTAGGTGCATTAATTATATATGAAGTACTATAATCTGCGAAAGCAGTATTTACATTAGTCTGAAGAGGACTTACTCCAAAATCAACAACAAAATGTGAAACAGTTCCTGGATTAGGATTTTGTGTTTCTGTAGTCCATCCTCCTGTTAAGTGTTGATTCTGAACATTGTTAAGTAATACATTCGGAGCATTATTGATTACAACACTTCCTCCTCCACTTAAAGTTGTAAGATCTGTTAATCTAACAAGATCAGTAAGAGCATTAGGTGCAGGGATATTCAAAATATGATTATTATTCATATCCAAATCAGCCTGCATCTGATTAGGAGCAGAACCGTCTAGGGATAATGTATTATTAAATGCAGTAGTTATAGCTGCACTATTAGCATTTATATCAACTACTGCTGAAACTTCATTTTGAAGATTTGCTAGGTTTGCTAGCGGTGTTATCTTCGACATTTTTATCTAATTCCTTTAACCAGTGTTGACAATCTTGCAAAGCACCTTCACATGCTATGAAGCTTGCTTTAGCATTTTCTTTATCTATTTCGAGAGTCTTGATCCGCTCTAAAATCTTTTCTTTGTTCATGTTATGCTACAGTGTTAATCGCTGTCCATGTAGTAGAGCCTGTAGTATTTATATACGCACGAGTAATGTTAGTTGATGCGGTAGTATTTAGATACAAAGAACCTTGTTTAGCTGAGTGCGTAGGTGCACCTGAACCTGAAGAAATCTCTACAGCTAGTACGCCAATCTTTTCAACCATTTAATTTATCCTTATTGTGTTGTATGTGTGCAGGGGGCCGAAGCCCCCGAAGCACACAATTAGTTTACTTATGGAACGCTTGTATAGTACTTAATACGGATGTGAACATTACCGGTTTGTGCGGTAGTGTTTGAACGAGCCGTAATATATCCTACAGTAGCGACTGTCTTTCCCAAGAAAGTACCTGCGAAAGTTGAACCAGTCGTAATGACGAGCTTCGTCCCCACAGTAGCAAGAGCTGCTGTAGTAGCTGCTGCCACGAATGCTGTTGCACCCGCACCAGGAGCCGAAGGGATAGTAGTTCTGTCAGTATTGATTACACCCACATCAAGAGTACCAGATGCACCTGCAACTGCAATATGAGTCACAAGCTCAACCTGTTCAATTCTTGCTCCGACTGGGAGGAAGACTTGATCTGATATGATTGTATTTGTACCTGCTACTCCAAGAGTAGACAGATCCAAATCAAGTTCGATAGTTCGAAGGTCACCATAAGTTTTGAACTCTCCGCCGATGTCGGGGACTACTTTCGTAGTACCAAACTTCAGGTAGAGGCCATCTGAATTTAGCCATGTTCCTGCCATGTTAAATGCTCCTTATGGTACCACAGCCGTACTCGTGAGAATACTGACCATGTTTTCGGGACGATACAGCTTAAAGCCATATTCTGCGATCGTTAAATATTCTGTTTGCTGGAGGTCTTTATTGAACTCCGAGTAAACCGTAGGCATCTGACGGAACCCACCCACGTAGGGGAGAGTGTCGCCAGGAGCACACGAGAAGAATTGATTAACGACGCCGTTGGTAACGGCAACTGCACTTACAGTTTCAGAACCATTCCCCGTCGAACCTGCGGGCGGGAGATAGTTAGAAATGTACACATCAAACCCATAGATGTTATACCGGAACTTAAATCCGGTAATAGCGCCCTGCATAGCCATCGTATCCCACATAGGTTGTGGAGACAGAAGATTGACTACGTTAGTCTGGGTCTCAAGTGTGTAAGCAACGGAAGGGTCGATAATAGCACAAAGACCGTTCAAGGGAACATTAGCTTTAACGAGAGCATAATGTGCCTTTGCGAAGTCTTGCAGTGCAATTGATCCACCTACGCCGGAACCAACAAAGCGGTGAGCTGCGGTATTAATAGTATTCGGGTCGCTGAACGTCTGTTGGTTTGCCCTAGAAAGAATTCTAGCTTCCACAGCTTCCATCAACGCACGATGTTGTCGTGGCACGAATGCCGCAATAACATCTGAGGAATAATAACTATCCCTCTTAAACTTCTCGGATATTGCGTTAGCAGAATACTTATACTGATCAAAGGAGAACACAAAGTTACCTGTGTCCATCTTGTTGTATTTTACAGCTTGACCTTCTGAAAAGTCAGCAGTTTCTGCTTCACCAATACTCGGGATGTTTAGTGTAGTACCGTCAGGGAAATCCTGTAGAATTCGGACAAACCTCATGGCGTGCAATTCATCCAATAGAAGTTGCTTAAGTTGTCTAGACCAAAGATTACTTCTAATCAGATGTTCATTTGTAGCGACCGTAAAGCCACTCAATGCCATTTGTTAGTCTCCTTAGAGTTATTACCGTACAGCGTGGAAATCTCCATCTTCAAAGGCATTGCCTAGACGAAGGTAATCTTCATGCATTTGCACGGTAGTTTTAGGATTTGCATAGAGTTTAGGATCGTTTTTCTTTATCTCCTGGTAATATGCCCAAGTACGTTCTTTAGGCGCACTAGGAACAAAGCCCTGTGAAGAGCGTACAGGAGGTTGGAAGCTTTCAGTTGGATTAGGAGGATCTATCCCCAATGTCTTAAACAAGACTGTAGGATGTTTCCTTGCTAGATCATTCACGAAGTCCTCCGTTAAACCTAAAGTATCTATGTGTTGTTTAAGAACAGTCTGGTAACTATTACCATAACGTTCTTGTAATCTAGTTCTTACGGTATTGAAGTTTTCCTGCTGCCTCTTGGTCAATTCATGTTCTTGAATTTTAGAGGACACCAAACTTTCAAGTTCCTTGGGATCTATGACGGGCTTATTGTTTACATCCACGTTCGTATCGGGTTTTCTTTCGAACTGCTGCTGAGATTTTGTTAGTTGGTCTACAACTTCTTCTAACTTAGCCCTGGATGAATAGTCATCTCTGAGTTTTAGATAGTCGTTTCTGAGTTCATCAGAACGCTTCTCTAAGATCTTGATGTATGCATCCGATTCTGCTTTACCTCTAGCCAGATCTTCTTGGGTCTTGAATTTCTTCCCTTCCCCTACAAGTTCTGCTAGATAGTTTTTACTAGGGTCAATAGTATCAATAGTATCAGGCTGGTCTGCCATTAAGTTTTCTTCTTGGGTCATTTGTTCTCCTGTTGGTCTAGGTTAATTAGTTTCTTTAATATTGATAGACAGCGTCTGTAACCATTATTATCAGCTTGTCTATACTCCCAATTAGGGATCTCGTATATTCTAGGATCTGTCTCTATTCTATCTAATTCTTTTTCTTGTTCGTTTAATATAGTTGACAGACGTTCTAAGACAGATCTAGAACTTAATATCTTATTAGTAAATCTAGTCTTTTCTTCTGGGTCTGTTAAGTGTGAGGTCCACTTAGTATACATAATCACACCAAAAACATTGAAAGCGTTTATTGGCGTTAGGCTTACCACATTTAGGACAAATCCATTCCATTACTGTACCTGCTCTTCAGGCATAGGCATAGGAGGAGGTTGTCCCATTCCACCTGGTGCAGCTTCTAAATCAAAGTCTTCACCAGCCCCTGTTGCAGTCATGCTTGACATATGTACTTGCTCCAAGAGAGCTTGTGCTTGCTTCTGAGCATCTGCTTGTTCAGCTAGAGCTATGTATGGAATCACTACTTCATAGTCATCTAAGTTAAATATGCTTTCAACTATCTTAGCTAGTTTAACCCCAGAGAAATGAGGTTGTACTGTCTGCCAGAGAGGAGAATTAGTTAAATTAGTAAGATTCTGAATTAAGTCTGCTTGCTCTGCAAAGTGTCTGGCAGCTACAGGTTTAATCCTGCCTACTCCTGTTATATCTTCTACAGTCAGATTCTTGAAAGAAGCTACCTTAAATTCATCATCAAATACTTTGATGGTAGTAGAATCCATTAAATTTCTACTAGCTAGTTCTAACATAGCATTCAAGAGAGGTTCCACTACCTGCTCTTCGAACTGTTTAATCTTATTTTGGAAGACTCTAGCAGCTGCATTCTCAAGACGTTGTACTTCGTATTTAGTCTTTTCTCCTGGGGTACGGAAGCCCATGGCTTCTCGTGGAGCTCCTGCCATCTCTTCCATGAGACGTTCTAAATTCTGTATCTCTAGATTAGCATTCAAGGCTTGGACATCAGGGACGACAAGTTCTACGTCTCCTTCGTCAGAGACAAATATCTTCTCTCCTGGTTGCCAAGTGAAGTCTTCTACGAATCCTTTTACCTTTTGTACTGGATATGTTATGAGATCGAAGACATCAGCCTTCATGTTCTCAACATGATCCATCCTATATTGCATACCAACAAGATTATCCAGAGGACCCATGCCCCAGAGATTATCTTGCTTCTTTCTCCAAGCTGAGTGGAATATTGGAGGGTAACCAAAGAAAGAAGGATTAGGTTTATTACCAATAAGTTTATGTCTATCGACGACGGTAATAACATGATTCTTTATGAACTTGTCGTTAGTATAATCATGAATGTCTCCATAGAAAGTAAGAACTTCTACTAAGTCGGACATCAAATAAGCTCTGTAAGAAGAAAATCCATCCATCGCATATAGATGGTCTTGCTGTATCCAGTCTCCTTGATAAGAACGAGCTCTATGTCTAATATCTTTTAAGTACTTAAATAGTTCTTCGTACTCAGGCCTATTCTCATCATTAGACATACCATTTAATAGATCATGGAGTTCACCTAAAGATATCAGAGATCTTATGATCTTAGGAGAAGATGCGAAGTTCTCTGTAGTAGGATTGAAGACTATGTCTAAAGGAGATATACGTCTTATGACGGGACCTAGGTAACCAGTCTGTGTTTTATCTGGTTGCTGAACTCTCTGGTCTAGCCAGCCCACAGTAGCAAAGCAATTGCCGAAATCAATATAATCAAGAATAATTTTGTCAATCTCGTGCTTAAAGCTAGACTGATTAATAACCCAAGACATATAGTTAGTAATTGAATCTCTCTTATCAACAGAGTTAGAATCCTTTTCATCTGCTTCCCATATCAACCACTTACGCTGAGGAAACAGAGTAGCAGTATAATTAGCATAGAGATTATCCCGGATCTGACACAGTTTAGGTACAGTCGTCTTGTTCTTCCAAGGGAGTTGGTTGTTCGAGGTCTGTGTTGTATCGGTAGCATAAACATAACGTCTAATTTCTTCCCAGTCGTTCTTCTTGTTAGTGCGTAGAGTTTCCCACTCCACCCACTTCTCAGTTATACGAGTGGCAAGCGCATCTGGTTGGATTATGTCTTGTAATTCTAGTACCTTACCGGTCATGCGACTCCTCCAAACTTCGCATGGAAGTTAAAGACTGGTTGTTCCTTTTTAAGACGGAAGAGATCTAAAGGAGCTACTGCAAAGTCTATTGCTGAAGCTAGAGCATCTTTGATGTCATCATGAGCTGGATTAGAGAAGATAAGTTCTTCTTCTAATGATTGGCAATTACCTCCTAAGTAATGCCATATTTGATGATTAGAATATTTAGGTTCTAGTGTAGCCATTATACGTTCTTCTTTTGATCCTTGCCATCTAGAGGGTCTGTATTCTTCAACTGTCAAAGAGAGACCTAGAGGGCGTATATAGCTTTCTTTAAGATCTTTAACTATGACTGTCTGAGCAGCTGATACTTCTGCTCTAATCTTTCTGAAGCCCCACTTCTGATAGAGATTTAGTATTCTATCGAAGTACTCCTTCATCTTGTCTGTTCTAAATCTGTCTATCTCTAGAACATAATAATTGTTTCTACCGTCTACGCCAACCACAACAATAGAAGTATAATCACTACGCTTCCCAAGAGAGTAAGCGAAATCGATTGATGCAAAGACATTTAAGCGATCTCCTTTGAAGAACCATTTACCGTCTCTGCTGACGAGGTGTTGCTGGTCGTAGTATTGGAAGAGTTCTCTTTGGATCGCGGACGATTCGACATCGTGCGGATCGTTATAGTATTGTGCCCGGAAGTGTATCTTATTAAGGTATTGTGCTCTCTTTTGAGCCAAGATTTTGTCGTCGAATCCGAACCACTTACCGTCTGATCTTTGTTGACGAGGCCAGAGGAATTCTCCGGTACCGTCTCCAATTGATTCGACAGGATATTCTTTAACCTCGAATAAAGGGGTAGATTTGTTAACATTACCCAATTCATCGTATTCTTCAATCTCCATTTCTAATAAGTCTGAATATAAATCCTTAGGATGGTATCTTGTACCTACAACCCACTCTTTAGAATTTACAGTCTCGACCGATGATAGGAGTGAA